TAGGAATCAGCAAGCAGACATCGGCGACACTTATGATGCTACTAACGACTGGTTTGTTTCTCCTCAACCTTATCCATCATGGACTTTAGATCAGTCAGGTCTTTGGGAGCCGCCTGTTTCACGCCCATCTTCTGACGGTACAAATTGGTTTTTATGGAACGAAGACACCCTATCTTGGGATGAGTATAGCTAAGGCTAATGGTGAGCTAGATGGCGAATCAGTCGCAACCGCCAAGCCCAACTGGATCTTTATGGACCGATTGGGCTATACGGCTCAACACATACCTGAACCGCGTCAGGACTCTTTTACAGCACAAGTCTGGAGATGAGTCGGCGGAGACAGAAGGTGTCTTGCTGTATGACCCAGAGTTAGATCATGTTGTCGTCTCAAGCAATGGTGCGTTTGAGCCTTTAGCCTGGGGACATAACAGCTATGGTTCTTTTTACAGCACTGCCACTCATTCAGCAGGATCGACAAATACCGCAACAGCTATCACATGGGAAAACACTGCGCTCAGTAACGATGTAGCAATAGACGGTGTTGTGACAAGTCGCATCAACTTCACCTACGCTGGGACGTATCAGATCGACTTCTCATGCGAGTTGCAGTCTGGTAACTCAAGCAGTAAGACGGTGTACATCTGGCCTCGCGTCAACGGGACTGATGTTACATTCTCAACAATTGTCCACACAGTCGCAAACGCTGGTGAGTCCAAAACAGTCAGCAGATCTGGTATATTTGAGCTTAGTGCAGGCGATTACATTGAAGCATATTACGCGGTAACAGATACAAATCTCACTATTGATGGTTCAGCCGCAACAGCATTCTCCCCTGCTTCACCATCCGCAACTATCATGATTACGGAGTTGAGATAAATGCCATTAGTACCACTCGAAATACAACCAGGTGTTTATCGCAACGGCACTGAGTATCAGGCAAAGGGCAGGTGGTATGACACTAACCTTGTCCGCTGGAGAGAAGGTAAGTTAGAGCCGATTGGTGGGTGGACTAAATACTCAGACACTCAACTTACTGGTATATGCCGAGGCATCCTCACATGGCGAGCTAACGATGCAACTCGTTGGTTAGCACTCGGCACAGAGACTAATCTGTACTCTGCACAAGGCGGAACGCTGTACGACATCACTCCAGCTAACTTCACTGACGGGAAGGCGAGTTCAGTCCCTGGTTACGGTTATGGCGCAGGAGCGTATGGTGATGCGAACTACGGTGACGCTCGCTCAACATCACTCCTTATTGAATTAACAACATGGTCAATGGATAACTGGGGCGAGTATTTGGTTGCTTGTTCTAGCACTGATGGACGAGTCGTTGAGTATCAATTAGGCGTGACCGGCGGCAGTAATTTGGTCACAAACGGGACTTTTGATGCCGACTCTGATTGGACAAAGGGTACAGGATGGGCAATTGCTTCTGGTGTTGCGTCATGGACTGGAACCACTGCGGCTAACTTAGAGCAAACGATTACTGGTTTGACAGACACCAAGACCTATGAAGTCTTGATCACTCTGATCGATCCAGACAACGATGCGGATGCGACTACGATCCCTAGCGCAAAGATCAAGGTGACCGGCTCTACATCAACCACAGAGCTAATGGACAAGACGCTGACTGTCGGAGCCAACGTGTTCCGGTTCGTTACTGACGATACATCTGTGGATATTGATATCTACCCATCGTCTGACTCTGAGCCTAACTTTGACGTTGACGCTGTGAGCATCTTATTGGTTCCTGCGGCAGAGGTCATTGCTAACGCGCCAGTGAATAATGTAGGCGTGATCGTGACAAACGAGCGTTATCTCGTGTGCCTGGGTGCTGGCGGTAACAAGCGCAAGGTCCAATGGTCTACGCAGGAAGACAACACAGTCTGGACACCTGCGGCTACGAATACTGCTGGTGACCTAGAGTTAGAAACCTCTGGACGTATCCGGTGCGCTCGCAAGGTAGGCAACGACATTCTAATCTGGACAGACACAGACGTACACTTGATGCGTTACGTTGGACCTCCATTCGTTTATGGCATTGAGCGTGTCGCGACTGGTGCTGGTATTGTTGGCCCTAACGCTGTCGCTGTGGCAGGTAACACTGCGATCTGGCTGAGCGAATCAGGGTTCTGGACCTACGATGGTTCTGTAAGGCCGCTTCAGTGTGACGCATTGTTAGAGGTCACAGATAGTATGAATCGCCAACAGCAGGCTAAGACCTTTGGCGGCCACAACTCTGAGTTTGGTGAGTTCTGGTTCTTCTATCCATCAACCGACACGCCAGAAGATACCGGCGAGAACGACAAGTACATCGCGTACAACTATCGTCTAAGCCACTGGATGATCGGGTCACTCAGCAGAACTGCATGGGAGGACCAAGGGACATACAACAATCCATTCGGTGTTGGTGCTGATAGATACATCTACGAGCATGAGAACGGTTGGACTAATGATGGCACGACTCGTGTCGGTACAGTCTACGCTCAGTCTGGACCAGTAGAGATCGGGCAAGGTGATCAATTTGCAGTGGTCAACAGGATCATCGCAGACGAGTACGCACAGTTACCTTCGGTGAAGGCGACTATCACCGCACAAAAGACACCACAGGACACTGGATCATCCTATGAATACACATTCGATCAGGTTGATGGCTATGTGGACACCAGGATCAATGCTCGACAGCTACAGGTTAAACTAGAGGCTGTTGAGGACGATGGATTTAAGTTTGGCACACTCCGCATGGACGTAAGACAAGGTAGTCGCCGGTAGTGAGTGTAGAGGCCGAGCTAGATCGGTGCAGGCCGTGGATTGAGGCGGCACTAGAGTACGCAGGCGGGACGCACATCTATGAGGATATCGTCCAGTCTGTGATGGAAGGCAAGATGCAATTGTGGGCAGGAGAAAAGGGATGCGCTGTTACAGAAATCATCCAATACCCACGCAAAAAGGTCATCCATGTGTTTCTAGCGGGTGGAGATATGAGTCAAATCATTGATTTTGAGGCATCTGCGCTAGAATTTGGTAGAATGAACGGGTGTACAACAATGACGCTTGCAGGGCGCAAGGGTTGGACAAAAGTTTTAGGCAACCACGGTTGGAAAGAATCGTTCGTTGTCATGAGCAAGGAGACTTCTTAAATGAGCGGCGGTAAAGGCGGAAGCCAGTCAGCACAGGTTCAAATTCCACAGTGGGCGGAAGACGCGGCAAGACAAAACATCGCTCGCGCTCAGGCCGTTCAGAACATGCCGTATGCGCCGATTATGGGGCCGACTATGGCAGGGTTCACATCTGGACAAAAAGCCGGTATGGAGTCTCAGGCGGCACTTGCACAGCGCATGGGCATCATCCCACAAAGCTACGATGTTGCATCTGGTTACATGCCAGGTGAGATCGATGTGGGCAATGGTCTGACAGCATACGCAAGCTATCCTGGAGCCAAAGAGCGAGTCCTTGCCGCCTTTGAAGAGAATCCAGCACTGCAACGCTCGTATGAATCTCTGTACGCAAACGCTCCAACGTACCAAGAAATCAGGACTGCTGACTTAATGAGTCAATTACCAAGCAACACACTTGATGCATTGATGGCCTCTCAAGGCGGCGATGGCGATAACACACCTTCAGGCGGTGGGTTCACCGTGGGAGATATACAAGGTTTCGCGCAAAATGATCTAGGCGCTTTGGCGTTCTTACCAGGAAGTATTCTCGCGCAAAAAATAGCTCAAGATTACGTCAATAAGCAAGCAAAAGACCCAACTAGCGACTATTACAATATTAACCAAGGCATTGATGGTAATACTTACACTACAAGCACAGGCGAAGAGCGTGATATTTCAGGCTTGAGCGCAGAAGCAAGATCAGGTTTATCGAAAACATCTTTCGATAGCGCTTATGGGTTTGGAGATTAGTAATGGCAGTTTTAATCGGATCACAACCAGGTGCTACTTTCGCATTACCTCAGCGTGATACATTGAATTACGGCGCTCCTGCTCCAGTAGCTATCGGCCCTACACCAACAGATATTGCTATGAGCAGTGGGGTTACGCAGGGTACTACTATTGATACCCCTTATATTCCTACAGCAAATGACATTGGGTTGTACTTAAATGCGCGTCCAGATATCACTGATCAAGAAATCAGAGATGCTTTAGCGCAATATAACATCAGCCCTGAATTGGTTGCACAGGCGTCACAAGATGCTCAATCAAGAATCGCATCTGCATCTGCACCTGTAGAGGACACGGCAGTGAGTGACCAATACTCTGCCGGAGGAAGACCTGCTCCTACAGCGGCTACAGAGCCAAAAAGCCTGTTCGATACTTCACTAGACTACATGAAGCGTAGCGCTGAAGGCACTGAGACGTTAGCTAGTTACACTCCAGAGACAGTTACAGCAGGAACACTACCTGGTGTAGATATCTCTCAATACATGGACCCATACACTCAACAGGTCATTGATACATCACTAGCAGATCTTGAGCGTCAGCGTTTAATCCAACAGCAAGGTATCGGCGCACAGGCGCAGGCGGCAGGTGCGTTCGGCGGATCTCGCATGGGCATCCAAGAGGCAATGACCAATGAGGCGTTTGCTCGTCAAGCAGGTACATTGGCGGCAGGGCTACGTTCAGCAGGATTTACTCAGGCGCAAAACCTCGCGCAAACAGATTTGGCTCGTCAGCTACAGGCTGATCAGTTAAATCAAGCGGCAGGACTTTCTGGCGCTCAGTTCCAACTCGGTGCTTACAACCAACTTGGTGGCATGGGTCTAACTGGGTACAACCTAGCAAACCAACAGATGAACCAGTTCATGGCGAACGAGGCTATGAAGCAAGGCTTGCAAACTAACCTGTACGGTCAGCAAGTAGGTCAGGCTACAGGATTCTTTGGACAGCCAGTACAAAGCCTACCGTATGTATCAGCGGCACTCGGAGCATCTCCAATGCCACAGACAACAACACAAAGCCGTTCGCCAGGTGCGTTTGATTACCTTACGTTAGGCGCGTACATGTTCCCATACAGGTAAGCGGAGAAGACAATGTTAAGACCACGCGGAATGGGGATCATGGATTTCATCGCTAAGACAGGCGCTGATCTCATCACTCCTCCACAGGCAAGTCCAATAGTTCAAAATCAAAGTTATTTGAGCAGATCAATGGGCCGCCCACAGGTTGATATTTCAGCAACATTGCCAACAAAGATGAACACAGCATACCCATCTGGGATGGTTGCTATGCAGGAAACAACCCCACAAGTTCAGGCAATGATGCGCGGACAAGCTCCAGAGCGCACTGCGACAGTAACACCTCCACAGGTAACAGCGGCTCGCCCACAGATGCTTGAGCCTAACCGCATGATAGGTGAGCGTGGACCTGTTGGATCTGGCGTAATGCAACCAGGTATGGATCGCGAGAAGATGATCGCGGCGGCTAAGGTTGCAGAGGTTGAAGCCAAGAACCCAGAACTCAAAGCAGATCCATCATTCCAAGATCGAGTCAAAGGATTTTTTGGCGACAGAGAGAAGATGCTCGGACTCGCACTGGCGTTCAACTCGATGCGGTTAAATCCAGACACTGGACTTGCTACGATCATTGGCTCTGAACTGAAGGACATCCGGGACACTCGCAGGATACAGGCGACAGCAAATCGTACAGCAGATGCTTTAGAGAAGTTCGATCCTAAGCTCGCGCAAGCAGTTAGAGAAGGAATGGACCCTAAAACTGCTATCGAGATGTATCAATCTCAGAGAAAAGGTGTTGTTGTCGGCAAGAAGATCGTCAACCCATACACATCACAAGTCATTTATGACGGCACTGGTGAAGATGGAGAGCTTCCGGCGGCATATAGAACATTACAGTTGCGCGCTGAAGCGGCAGGACTAAAACCTGGAACCGAACCGTTCAATCAATTTATGATCAATGGCGGTCAACGCTCAGGATTGAGTATTAAGACAAATCCTGACGGCACATTTGAGATCACTGAAGGCGGTGCGACTGCAAGTAAGTTGACTGAAGGTCAGACAAACGCTTTGACATTCGGCGGACGTATGCAGTCATCTGGACAAATCTTGAATCAGGTTGAGTCGCAAGGGACAGACCTTTATCAAAGTTTAGTGCAAAATATTCCAATTGCAGGTAACTATTTATTGAGTCCTGAATATCAGTCGTACTCACAGGCAAAACGCGATTTCATTAACGCTGTGTTGCGTAAGGAGTCAGGTGCGGCAATTGCGGCCAGTGAGTTTGATAACGCTGACAAACAATACTTCCCACAACCTGGGGACAGCGATCAAGTAATATCACAAAAACGTGCTAATCGTGAATTGGCAACTAAATTGATGATGGCTGGCGTTCCTATCAAGGGATTAACAGAAGATCCAAAAGTGATCTTGCAAAATGTAGCTCAAGGTATTCAAAAGCCTGCTGGGGTATCTCAGCAAATCTGGGATGCAATGACTAATGAAGAAAGGCTTGCATTTAAGTAAGGAGCGGAAATGACCCCGACACCACAACAACAGGCCGCTATTGATGCCGCAACAGCAAGGCTTGGCGGATCGGTAACAACTCCAGGTGGGCAAACATTCACTCCTGAACAAATGCGTATCATGGAGCAAGTGCAGGAAAGGGTTAAGGCCAAGTCATATGATGTGGTTAAGACTCTTCCTGATGGCTCTCAAGTTTTGCAGTTCAGTGATGGAACAATGCAAGTTCTCAACCAAGAGGCAGGACTTGCATCGAAAGACCCAGATATCGTCAACGCGGCAATGCGCGGCGAAAGCCCAGTAGAGGCATCAAGGCAGAAACGCGCAGGAGAGATCCTTGCACAGCCTGGAGCGATGCGAGGCGCTAAAGGTGCAACTTTACTCAAGGGTCTTCCTTTTGCTGGATCGTACATGGATGAGTTCATTGGTCAGACACCTCGTGAAGAGGCGCAGATCAGAGGTCTACAATCGGCATTTGAAACACAGCGTCCAGGTGAGGCATTAGCAGGACAGGTTGCTGGCGGAGTTGCTGGTGGCTCGGTATTGGGCTTAGGTTCAACATTCGTTGGCGGGGCGCAGTTAATTGATAAAATCTCTCGCCTACCGAGAGCAGGAAAGTATCTATCGTATCTTGGTCTTGGTGGCGCACTCGGCGGCAGTGAGGCCGCTATCTATGCGACTGGCGAAGACAAAGATCCAACAAAGGCTGGAATGATTGGCGGTGCTATTGGTGGTGCAGTTGCAACAGGTGTCCCCGCAATTGGCTCAACATTAGCCAAAGGGTACGCAAACCTCAAAACATTCTTAGGACGTAAAGACCTAACGAACATTGCATCGACTCTTGGTGTATCAAACGAAACTGCAAAAGTTATTCAGTCTGTTGTACAGCAGGGTGATGCTGATCTCGCTGATATGTTGGCGGCGATTGATCGCGCAGGCGAGCAGGGTATGATCGCTGATGCAGATATCGCTACTCAGGTGTTGCTTGATGCGGCGGCGGCTACAGAAGGTGGAGCGGCGGCCATTGTTCGTTCTGCTGTAGAAGGCAGAGCCAAGCAAGCAGGTCAGCAGTTAGAGACGACTCTTGGTGAAACCATTTCTCCGCGCCCAACTACTGCGGCAGGTGAAGCGGCTGATGTACAAGATATCGCCTCAGAGATTGCGGCTCAGACAAGACCACAAAGACAAGCGGCATACAACAAGGCATACAACACTCCAGTACGTTATGACACAGACGCAGGTAGAGCGATTGAGTCTCTGATCGGACGCATTCCATCTGGAACTTTGCGTAAGGCGATCAGTGAAGCAAACGACACAATGCAAGTAGAGGGTGTTGGCACTAAACAGATTATGGCTGATATCGCTGATGATGGATCAGTAACATTTATCGAAATGCCAAACATGGTACAGCTAGACTATATCAAGCGCTCTCTCGGAAAGATTGGCCAAGAAGTAGACAACCTCGGAAGACCAACATCTGAGGCAGGCCGCGCTCAGTCTCTATATCGTGAGTTAAGCACAGCGCTTGGCATAGCGGTTCCAGCATACAAGGAAGCCGTGAAACTTGGCGGAGATAAGATAGGCCGAGATCAGGCGCTACAGATTGGCGAGAGCGCATTAAAAACAAATGTGACTCCTCGTCAGGTTGCTCGTGATCTTGCAGGTCTTGATGAGGGCCAAAAGTTATACGCTCGTGTTGGACTGCGTGACGCGATTGAGCGCACTATCGATAACGTAAAGGCAACCATTGCATCTCCTGATGTTGATGTGAAAGCACTGCAAAACATTTTGCGTGATCTTTCATCTAAGGCAAATCAGTCTAAGGTGAAGTACATAATCGGTAATGAGAACGCGGCTAAGTTGTTCAGAGAGTTAGAAAAAGCCAATGCGGCGCTCTCTCTACGGGCGGCTGTTGCAGTGAACTCAAAGACAGCGATTAGGCAGTCAATGAAAGAAAGCATTGAGGCTTTAACAGAGCCTGGTGCTTTACAAACTGCAATGCAGGGTGAGCCAATCACAGCAATTCAGCAAGTAGTTAAGGCAACCACTGGCGCTGGCACTGAGTACACAGAAGCTCAGAAGAGCCAGATCATGCGTGAGATTGCTCGTGCAATGACCCAGGCTCGTGGCGAGGCGGCAAAAGATCAGTTGAAAGTGATTTATAATGCTGTGAAAGAGAATCGTGCGACAGCCGAAGAAATGCAGAGGGCGGCAGATTTCTTAGTGAATAGTGTTACATTACCATCTGCAATGTTTGGAACAGCGGCGGCGACTAGGGATCAACAATGATAGACAAACCACAACCAATGGATGAAGGTCAGATCGAAAGCATTGCTCGTGATGCTGTATCTGACGCTATCGACTTCATTGAGTCTGAGATCGCTCAGGATCGTATTAAGGCGCAACGCTACTTTGAAGGCGAGGTAGACCTCGGTGAAGAGGAAGGCCGGAGCAAGATTGTAGCGACTAAGGTGCGTGACACCATTCGCCAGATCAAGCCATCCCTGATGCGTGTGTTCCTATCAAATGAGAGCTATGTCCAGTTCACTCCATCTAAGCCACAGGACGTTGAGGCGGCTGACGTAGCCACTCGGTACGTCCACTCTCAGTTCACTGAGAAGAATGGCTATCGAGTTATCAACGATGTGTTCCACGATGCACTGTTGAAAAAGGCAGGTGTTGTAAAGGTCTACTGGGACGAGGCACAGAAGTCAGATACACACGAGTACACTAACCTGACAGAAGAAGAGTTCATGCTTCTGGCCCAGGATGATGACGTTGATGTCACTCAGCACTCAGTTACTTACGAGGTGCAGATGGACGAGCAAGGAGTGGAGATACAGATTCCATTCCATGACGCAAAGATTGTACGCACAACAACAGAAGGCTCGTTGCGCGTTGAGTCAGTACCTCCAGAAGAGTTCTTTGTAGACCGTAACTCTAAGTCGATTGACGACTTCTATGTGATCGGCCACAGAACAGAGATGCGAGCCGGTGACTTGGTTGCGATGGGTTATGACCCTGACATCGTGTTCAGCCTATCTGGTATCTCTGATCACGACACAATGGCTGAGGCGGAAGACTTTGAACGCCGTGGCTACGATCAAGAGCAAGATGAAGATATCCGCGATCCATCAATGCGTAAGGTTGCTGTCACAGAAGCCTATATGCGTATCGATGTGGATGGCACTGGCGTGGCACAGTTGCACAAGATCACGATGGGCGGTGGGCAGTATCAACTACTCGACTATGAGCCTTGGGATCAAATCCCATTCGCAGTATTTGAGTGTGACCCAGAGCCACATGCGTTCTTTGGGCGCTCAGTTGCTGATCTGATCATTGAAGACCAGGATGCGGCAACGGCTATCTTGCGTGGTGTTCTTGATAACATTGCAATGGTCAACAATCCTCGCCTAGCGATGGTTGAGGGTCAGGTAAACATTGATGATCTACTGAACAACGAGATCGGTGGCATTGTTCGCCTACGCGATCCAAACGCAGTACAGCAACTCAACATCCCATTTGCGGCAGGCCAAGTGCTTGGAGCGATGCAGTATTACGATCAGGTAGTCGAGTCAAAGACTGGTGTCTCAAAGGCATCTGTTGGCCTAGATCCTGATGCGCTGAACAACCAAACAGCGACAGCGGCTCGTCTCACAGCGAGTGCGGCGGCAGGACAGATTGAGGTCATTGCTCGCAACTTAGCAGAGGGCGGTATGTCACGCATGTTCAAGCTCATGCTGAAGCTACTTGCCGAGAACTCTCCAGAAGAACAAATGATGCGTATGACCGGCGGTATGTTTAGACCGATTGATCCGCGCTCATGGAACACAGAGATGTCGATTTCTGTGAATGTAGGCTTGGGTACTGGTAAGGAAGATGAGCGTCTCATGGCGCTTCAGCAGACCTTACAGACACAGTTGCAGTTCTATCAGACAGGCGGTCCAAACAACGGCATCGTCAGTATGACAAACATCCGCAATACTTTGGCCGATATCCTGGCGATCACAGGTATCCGCAACTCTGATCGCTACTACCAGACAATGACTCCTGAGATCGAAGCTCAGTTGATCATGATGCAACAGCAGGCAATGGCTCAGGCGGCACAAGGTCAGCAAGACCAACAGGCGCAAGCACTGGTGCAGGCCGAGACAATCCGAGCGCAGGCTAAGGCTCAGTCAGATCTGGCTAAGATCCAGTTGGATGCTCAGAAGGCTCTGGCACAGGATGACCGCGAGCGCGATAAGATGGATCAAGACCTACTTATCAAGGCCGCTGAGATCATCGGCAAGTACGGCACTGCGGTAGACGTAGAGAACATCAAGAGCATGCAAAAACAGCAACGATTCGCTGATGTGTCTCCGGCTCAAGCAGTCGCTCAAAGTAGGTACTAATGTCGAACATTAAAGATAGGGCTGGAAAGATACGCGATCTCATGCGTGACGAGACATTCAGGGATGTCATGCAAGGGGTCAGAACTGAGCAAGTTGGTGTATTTTTGTCCAGTAATGCTACAATCGAAGATATTGAGGAAGCGCATCAAATCGTTGTTGCACTTGATAAAATTGAGGCGTACATGCGTACCGTACTAAATGACGAGGCCGTGTACGACAAGAAAAACACTTAGACTGGAGACACTGGACCGTGGAAACGACAGAATCTAGTAATGGGCCAATGACTGTTGAGTCGGCGGCGGAACTTCTCGTACAGCGGGAAGAAGAGCAACCAGAAGCGACTGAAGAGGTAGCTGAGGCTGAGGAAGGACAACCCGTAGCGGATTCTTTCGATGAGGCCGATGACTCGGATGACGGTGAGGTTGAGGATGTCGATGCCGATGAAGTCAACGAGGTTGATGATGACGCAGAAGACGAGGATGAGTACGAAGACAACGAGGAAGACGTTGAGGAAACGGACCCTGCGCTAGAAGCACATACCGTAAAGGTAGACGGGCAAGAATTGCAGGTAACTCTCGAAGAACTCAAGCGTGGTTACTCAGGTCAGCAGTACGTCCAAAAGGGCATGCAACAGGTTGCTGAGGCGCGTAAAGCGGCGGAGGCACAGTACAGCGCCCTAATGCAAGAAAGACAAAATCTTGCACAGTTGGTAGAACAGGTACAACACGGTGGTATTGCGCCTCCTGTAGAGCCAAATGAGGAAATGTTTAAGGATGACCCCATCGGCTACTTTGAAGCCAAGATGGAGTTTGACGCGCAAGCTAAGAAGTGGAACGCGGTACAGCAAGAGCTAGCCGCCAAAGCAGAACAGCAAACTTACGCTGAGCAACAAGCCAAACAGGCTATGGCTCAACAAGAGGCGCAGATCCTTATGGAGAAGATACCTGAGTTGCGTGACGCTGGTAAGGCAACGCAGTTCAAGAAAGATATCGTACAGGTAGCGACAGAGGTATATGGATACCCAGAGGAGCTACTAGGTAACATCACAAGTCACCGAGACTTATTAGTGTTACGAGACGCGATGATGTATCGGAAACTCATGGGCAACGAGGACAAGGTGAAGGGTAAGGTCAAAAAGGCCAGTCCAGTCATCAAGCCAGGTACTAAGAAAGTTACTACCAACAATGACGTAGCTCGTAAGAAGCGAGCCAAACTGAGAAAGTCAGGTAGCGTTGAAGACGCACTGGCACTGATGTTGAATAACTAACTTGAGGTAATAGACATGGCACAGCCAACCAACACTTTTGACAGCTATGATGCTGTCGGTATCCGCGAGTCGCTAGAGGACCTGATATACGATGTAAGCCCCGAAGACACGCCGTTTTATAGTGCTTGCGCGAAAGTAAAGGCAACTAACACTTTGCACGAGTGGCAAACAGACGCATTACGCGCATCAGCGGCAAACGCTCACGTTGAAGGTGACGACACCACTGCTGAAGCTCGTACAGCGACTTCACGTTTGGGTAACTACACTCAAATCTTCAAGAACGCAGTATCTGTACCTGATACAGACAACGGTCTTGATAAGGCTGGCCGCGCTAAAGAAATGGCGTACCAGACACTGAAGATCGCTAAAGAGCAAAAGCTCGACATCGAGAAGGCATTGTTCGACAACAACGCTCGTGTAGCAGGTAACTCTACTACTGCGCGTGAATTGGCGGGCGCTCCTGCTTGGATGATCACTAACACTGACTTTGTTACTGGCGGCGCGACTGATGGTGCAGATCCTACTGGTGACGGTACTGACGCTCGTACAGATGCAGTTGGCTCGTTAACAGCGTTCAGCCAAGCCAAGTTTGACGGTGTTATGCAGTCAATCTGGGAGCAAGGCGGAAACCCTGATGTTGTTTACTTGTCAGCGTTCCAGATGAACAAGGCACTCGGATTCACTGGTATGAACAACCAGCGTTCAACTATCGGTGCTTCTGTTGGTGGTACTAACGCTGTGATCAACGCAGTTGACGTATACGTTACTCCTTGGGGGACTGTAGAATTTATCCCTACTCGTGAGAACCGTTCACGCGATGTGTTCATCATGCAAAACGACATGTGGTCTGTTGGCGTTCTACGTCCAACTAAGAACACTGCGTTGAGCAAGACAGGTGACTCAGAGCGCCGCCAGGTGGTTACTGAACTGACTCTTATTTGTAAAAATGAGAAGGCCTCAGGCATCATCGCTGACAACACAACTTCTTAATGAAGTGACCAAGGAAGGGGCTACGGCCCCTTTCTGCTTTGGGGGATAGGAAATGGCTAAATACAAAGTAGTTGTTGGAACACTGTTCATGGCAGGTCAGAAGTACCGCCGAGGCGACATCGTAGAGTGCGCCAACCCACAAGATTTCGGAACCCGACTAGAAGTAGTCGCGGAGCCAAAGGTAGAAGAGAAGCCAAAACCTGCTCGTAAGCCACGAGCTAAGAAGGCGGCAGAATGAAGTTAGGTGAGAAGGTTCTGTATGACCACACTGAAGATAAGGTAGTGGTCCAGAAGACTCATGACGTAAACCCTGAGATGCATCGCGCACAGATGTTGCGTGAGGCTGGTGCAGGCCAAAAGGGCGAGCATCGGCTCGTTGGAACAATTCCACTGAACCTTATTGCAGAATGGTGCAAAGAGGCCGGAGTAAGGTGGAATGACATACAAGCTCGGCAGGAAGTTGTGAAGCGCAAGATCCTGTCAGGGGACTTTGACAAGTTCAGAGTGTGGAAGGGAACGTATTGAGGTGGACAGACGTACTGCGGCTTCTGCTCATAAGCGGATCGATGATCTGGAGAAACAACTCGTGAAACATGAGGCAGTGTCTACAGAGCGTTGGACAGAAACAATTTTACGAATCAAAAGGATTGAGGCGATCATGATCGGGACAGCGGGTGCTACCATCATGCTCCTGATCACCCTGTTAACCAAAACGGGATAGAGAGCCATGATATTTGAGGCAATAGCCGCCATAAAAATTGCGAACGAAGCTGTGTCCGCAATAAAAGAGTTTGCAGGCCACGTTTCTTCTGTAGGAGAAATGGGTAAGGATTTAACAAAATTGGCTGATGCCAAGGACGATATCGAGAAAGCGGCCAAGGATGGCGATATGGAAGCGTTCTGGGCGTTAGAAGATATCAAGCGGCATGAGGCTGAGGTGAAGCAACAGTTCATCTACGCGGGCCGGGCTGGCCTTTGGGATGATTACTGTAAGTTCATAGCCAACCGCAAGCAATTGCGTGAGAACGAGCGTAAACGTGCGGAAGCTAAGAAATTGGCTCGAAAGAAAGCCATACAGAATGGATTTTTGTATGTGGCTGTTGGCATTGCTGTTCTCGGTATTGTGGGTGGGGCCGTGGCCTTACTACTGTGGCTTATTAGCCTTAAAGGTACTTAGAGATGGCTATTGAGTATCGAGGCGAACGATTCGCCGGTTACAACAAACCTAAGAGGACACCAAATCATCCTCGTAAGTCGCATGCTGTTCTGGCAAAAGAAGGCGACACAATCAAGCTTATTCGTTTCGGTCAGCAAGGAGTCAGCGGTGCGGGCAAGAAGCCGAAGACCGAGAAGGAGAAGGCGCGGCGTAGATCATACTATGCTCGCCATAACGCGCAGGGAAAACCCACAAGCAAGCTCTCTGCAAAATACTGGTCACACAAGGTTAAATGGTGAAGAACATGGCAATGTACGGCAAAAAGACAGCAAAGAAGGGCATGAAGAAGATGGCTAAGAAGGAGTTCACTCCATGTAGCCGGTGTCCTAACCCAGCATCATGCAAGCGGGCAGGAATGTGCCTGGCTAAGGCGATTGGCTAATGGCTAAGTCAGGACTGTACGCAAACATTCATGCAAAGCGGAAGCGCATTGCAGAAGGCTCGAAAGAGAAGATGCGGAAGCCTGGTTCTAAGGGTGCGCCTACAGACGCGGCATTCGCTAAGGCCAAGAAGACGGCTAAGAAAAAGCCAAAGAAAAGGACATAACGGGCATGACAAAAGAGATGTTGGAGAAATATGATGCGAACGGCAACGGCGTTCTCGATCCGGATGAGCTTGCTCTTATTGAACTTGAGGATCGCCGCCGTAAGATGGAGGATGAAGACGCTCAGCGCGATTCGATCCGCAAGATGGCGTGGTTCGCGCTGTTTGGCTTACTGCTGTATCCCTTTGGTATTTTTCTATGTGATGTTTTCGGACTTGCTACAGCGGCGGGTTTGATCGCTGACATTGCTCCGACTTACTTTGCATCGATAGCGGTCTTGGTATCTGCGTTCTTTGGGGCAAGCGCAATAACCAAGAAGAAGGCCGAGTAACGTGAAGACCTGTCTGTATAGCTACACAAGAGGGCTGTACGAGACTGAGTGCGGAGGCAAGACTGTCACCAGGCCAACCACTAAATGCGACAGGTGTGGAAGAAAACCAGAGGAGGTGGCTTATGCCGCTGATCAACGGGTACAGCCAGAAGTCGATAAGCAAGAACATCAAAACGCTGATCGGTGAAGGTAAGAGCCAAAAGCAAGCTGTAGCTATCGCTCAGTCAGTTGCGAAGAAGGCTAAGTCAAGGAGGCGTAGTCGTGCTTAATTTATTACTCGGTCCAGCGATGGAGCTAGGCAAAGAGTTCATCAAGGGCAAGGCTGACGAGAAGAAGGCCATCCAAGAGCGCAAGATCCAAGCGATCCAGAATGACGCTGACTGGGAAGCCAAGATGGCTGACGCTACAAAGGACTCCTGGAAGGATGAATTTTTCTCCATCATTTTAGCAATGCCACTAATCGCTGTTGCGTACAGCGTAGCGATGGACAGCCCACAAGTAATTGAGCGTCTCGACATGGCGTTCGATACTCTGAACACTCTCCCGGAATGGTATCAATACCTACTCTTCATCGCTGTGACGAGTTCATTTGGCGTGAAGGGTGCTGACAAGTTAATGAAAATGCGAGGAAAGAAATGATCGAGAACTACCAGCAGTGCCTAGAGATGTTACTGCACCATGAAGGTGGATTCGTAAACCATCCTGCTGATCCAGGCGGGATGACCAATCTCGGAGTGACCAAGAAGGTCTACGAGGAGTACCTGGGCCGCGAGGTCACAGAGGACGAGATGAGAGCATTGACGCCAGAGGATGTCGCGCCACTGTACAAGCGTAACTATTGGGACAGGGTGAAGGGTGATGATCTGCCGTCTGGTCTTGATTGGGCTGTTTTTGATTGGGCTGTTAATAGTGGGACTGGCAGGAGTGCAAAAGCTCTCCAAACGTGTATCGGAGCTACAGCCGATGGAGCGATTGGTCCTAACACACTGAAGACACTTGCTGAGTGCGATCCTAAAGAGATCGTGATGCAGATGTTTGAGGCGCGTCAGGCGTTCTACGAAAGCCTGTCTACGTTCGACACGTTCGGCAAAGGATGGAGTCGCAGAAATCAAGAGACACTCGATCAAGCGATCACAATGATAGACAACAATTAGTGTTGCACTAGTTAACAAAATATGTTTCAATGCTCCTGTTGTTTACCAATAGGAGCTTGAAATGAAAAATCAAACAACACTCATGGCCCGCATCTGGGCTGACCTTTCTGCGATCAATGTCAACGAGCATGTTCAGAAGAAGGTCAATCTATCCTACCTCTCATGGACTTGGGCGTGGTCAACTCTGATGTCCAAGTATCCAGAGTCATACTACGTCTTTGAGGATCACGCAGAGAATGACGGCTCTGTGATGGTTGAGTGCGTCCTGACTATTCACGAGGGTGAAGAGGTTGCCACTCGCACGATGTGGTTGCCTGTCATGGATCACAAGAACAAGGCGATCATCAATCCAAACTCACGCGATATCTCAGACACTCGCATGCGCTGTCTTGTGAAGTGCTTGGCTATGTTTGGTCTTGGGTTCTACATCTACGCAGGTGAGGACATCCCACAGGCCGAGGCAGAGGCTCTCACACAACCTATCGACAAGGACCAGGCTCAACGTCTTAATGAGATGTTGGACTATTCCGGCACTGACGTTGCTAAGTTTCTAGCGCACTACAAGATCAGTTCTGTGTCAGAACTTCCAAAGTCGCATTACGAGCAGGCGTATAACGCGCTAGCGCAAAAGATCGCAAATATGGAAGCCCAGACTGCACAGGCTGACGAGGAGTTGTCAGATGTCGATCTGTAAGTGGTGTGGTGAAAAGGCTGTCGTCATCGACAGCTTTGGCATCCAGTGCGCCGCGTGTTGGCTCAAAGGAGTAGGAAATGGGAAAAGGAAGCAAACCGCGTCCGATACCAGACAAGGAAAAATTCCAGCAAAACTGGGACAACATCTTCAAGAGGGACAAAAGTGATGAGAGTGCTGAATCACGAGCAAGGCACACAGGAGTGGCTGACAAGCCGCCTAGGCTGTCCTAGTGGGTCAGGGTTCGATAAGTTAATTACGTCTACTGGCAAGTCTTCTACGCAGTCTGAGGGCTATATTAACCAGTTGATCGCTGAGTTGATTACAGGAAAGCCGACAGAGTTCAAGGTAACTGAGGCTATGGAGCGCGGCACTGAGCTAGAGCCAATGGCTCGTGACTTCTACGAGTTAGCCAGTGGTCACCAGGTTCAGGAGGTTGGTTTCTGCCTTCATGATGTGCTGAGATGCGGAGTGTCACCGGACGGCCTAGTTAGAGAGGATGGTGGCCTAGAGATCAAGTGTCCTGCTCCGCATAATCATGTGGCTTATCTGAGAGAGGGTAAGTTGCCTACCAAATACAAACAGCAGGTGATGGGTTGTTTGTGGGTGACAGGTAGAGACTGGTGGGACTTTGTGTCCTATCACGAGTCGATGCCTGCGCTGATTGTCCGAGTCTATCGTGATGAGGACTACATCAATGCATTGGCGACTGAGGTTGCTAAGGCAGTTGATACCATCGAAATTGAAGTTAATCGATTAAAGGAAATGTAATGGAACAAAAATACGATAATTCCAACCGTGGCGCTCTGTGGAGCAACAAAGACAAGAAGCGTCCAGAGAAGCGTGATCCTGATTTTCAGGGGTATGTGAATGCGTGTTGCCCACACTGCAAGCAGGACAACGAGTTTCAGTTAAGTGCCTGGAAGAACGAGCGCACAAGTGAGCGTCAGCCGGTGTTGAGCTTGTCAGTGCGTGAGGGGATTAAGGATCAAGCGCCACAGCAGGCAAGTCAGCCGACATCGGCTCCAACGCCTGTTGCGGATGTGAATGACGAGATACCGTTTTAGGCCGAAAAAAGACCCGCGCGGAGCGGGTCAAAAGTCATAGAGGGAATGCATCAAATGTCCGATGCCATTACAGAATAGCACAAGGGGAGCCAATGAAACGAATACACGCAGGACGATGCATTGAAAAAGCTCAGAGGCTGTTTGGGGTTTCTAACCTCAAATTGGCTTCTGACATGAATGTTTTTCATCAGCAGATCACACGCTGGAGGAAGTCTCCAGACATGAAGATCAGCAAGCTACAAGACTTTGCTGAGTATTTCAGCATGGATTTTTATGAGTTCTTAAAACTAGGAGAGGACGATGAGTAAAGCACGATGGTCAAACGCAGAGTTGCTCACGCTGGGTGACCTGTATCGAGAAGGCAAGAGCTACAACGAGATCGCTGTAAAGCTCAAGAGAACCAAGCGGGCAGTGGCCTACGCTGTCAATGCTTACCGTGATGTGATTAACATTGATTATCGTCAGAAGGGTTCTGGGCGCAAGGCAGAGACTTTGTACGCGCCGACTCGCGTTGATGAATCGGAGATTGTGACTGTGACGCTAACAGAGCCTAAGAAGCCCTGGTGGAAGATCTGGTGAGTGATTCACTCAAGCAAACAGTAACCTCGGAGCAGGCCGCACTACAGTCGTACCGCGACATCAAACAGATGATGAAGGACCACGGCTACTGTGTGGTCACGATCAGGGCTGGTGGCCGATCATTAGAACAGAACGCGCTCTACCATGTGTGGACGCAGGAGATCGCTGATAAGGTCAACAAGCATAACGGCTCTGACTTCAGTAAGGGTGAGATACACACTAAACTGAAGGCGATGTTCTTGGGCTATACCGAGCCTAAGCAGATCGGCAGTACAACAATACCGCCACAGTTGAAAAGCACCACTAAGCTAACGAAGGGCGAGATGTTTTTCTTCATGGAACAGGTGGAACACTGGGCTATCGATTCAGGGATCGCCTTATCGCACCCAGAAGACAACGAGTATTACCGGACCAAACGCAAGCATGAAACCGGCGAACAGACGGTGTAAGCAATGCCGGAAGAAGGTTCCTGCTGACTCAGCCTTTGTGAGCCAGTTGCGAGCCTTCTGCTCTTTTGAGTGCCTATCACAGTTCACCAAATCTGAATGCGGTGCAAAGGCGATCACAAAGAACCGCATGGCAGAAACCCGCGAACGCAAGAAGAAACTCCTTACTCGGTCCGACTACCTCAAGCTAGCCCAAGCGGCCTTCAACGCATACATCCGATTCCGAGATCGAGACGATGCATGTATCTCCTGTGGCAATTTTATCTTGGCAGATCAACCAGGCGGAGGATGGGACTGTGGTCACTACCGCTCCACTGGATCAGCACAGCATCTGAGAGTTGGAGGTCTGAGAGCCTGCCTGAACGCGCACAAGCAATGCGTAAAGTGCAATCGATACCTCAGCGGCAACGTGGCAGAGTATCGCAGGGGATTGATCAGGAAGATCGGCCAAGAACTGGTAGATATGATCGAGGCTGATCAAGAAACAAGGAACTACAGTTCTGCTGACCTACAGCGCATCGCCGAGATCTACCGCAAGCGCAAAAGAATCCATGAAAAGATCATGAAGAAAAATCAATGACAATTAACTTCTTTATTGTCCGATAAAAAAAGTAACAAAAAGTGTTGCATTCCTATTCCATTGTAGTATCCTATCTGTGTCGGGTAATTAAATTGAAATTAAGGA